TGGTCTTGATCGTCAGCTTCTTTAACTCTTTTAGCTTGTAGCGAAACCCGCAGCGGTCACATTCCGCAATCGAGTTCTTACCACTGGAAAATCTATTTCCCATTAGAAAAACATCTCCCGTGGCACCAGCCGATCCGCTGCCTTCTCACGATCTTCACCCGCCGCCAAGTCCCAAGCCTCATCATACTGCGCCTTTAGAACATTCAGGCGGTCTAAGGACACGCCTTCTTTCTTCGTCGCCAGCATATAAGCCAACCCCGCCACCAAGCAGTTCTGGAAGCGAAACGGAATATCAATCACATTAGTGCCGGTACCAGCATCGTAAACGCGCTTTAGCCGCCAGTAATAGAACACGTAGTACGGATTCAGAGTAGTACCCTGATCCGGCGCGGGCCACACATTAATCTGTGGGTTCTTAGGCGTAGCTACATTAGAACCTACCTGCTGCCCCGACTGGCGGTTAATCCACACCTGAATCGGACGACCTTGTGCCAACTTGTTGGGGATCGTCGAGTAGGTCGAGACGCTAATCCGTGTGATGTTCAGGTCGGTTTGGTTAGGGCCTTGTCCGGAATCAGTGCGAATAACATGTTCAATAAGATCAACGGTATCCAAAGGTAGATCATAGGTAGTCACTCCTTGCGCCAAGTTGATCGAGCCCTGCTCAATCGTCCACAGGTTAATACCACGGTTGGCCCACTCACCAATCAGGAAGTTCAAACTTCTACGTGCGGTACGAAAGTCATAGCCGGTACGTAGCTCTAATCCACAACGCTCAAAAGCCTCTTCGAATATGTCGTTGAGGTCAGGGTTGAACGCTGTTGTGTTAGTTGAGAAAGCCATTTTAAGCCCTCGTTTTACCGCGTATCGCTATACCATCAGCACGTTGCGAAGCTGTGCGTACCCGCCCACCTTTTTTCATATCGACGTTGTTAAGTTCTCTCATCCTCTCTTCGTGCTTGCGTTTTGCTTTTTCAGCATCGTTCTCGGCGGCTTTATCGGGATTAACAGTTCGCCCGTAGCTACCCTCTCCAGTAACCGCACCATAGTTAGGCCATATAGACCCTACTACATCTTTATTAATCTTCATTATCTAAACCTCGCGGTCTTCTGGGCTATGCGTTTTGGTTGCGCGACGAACTGCTTGCCAGCTTTCTTTCCTGCCCGCTTCGCCTTGGTCGTTGCTGCGTACTCGGCTGGGCTCAGGGACTTGATTGCGCTTTCTGGCAGGTACCTTTCGCCAGTCTTCGACGATGGCTTGCCACTCTTTGTGCGCCATTTCTGGTCTCCCCAGTCTTTCAAGCTTTTCTGCGGCGCTTTCAATCCTTGTAACCCCCACCTGCTGCCTTGTACTTCTTAGCTACAAGCTGCGCTTTGCGGGCTGACCACTGACCTGCACCTGTGCCATGAGTAGCTGCGGACTTTACCTGCGACACGATCTTCTTGCGAAGACCGGGCTTGGTGTAGTTACCAGCAGCGTTAACCTTCCCACCTTCTTTGTACTGTGTAAAGTCGGTATTATCCCGACGGGCTTTCTTCTTCCCGCCGGGCATCTTGGAAGGGTTAATGTCACCCATACCACGCGAGGCCATCATTTTTTGGTCGCCTTCTTAACTGCGCCGCCTTTTTTCTTGCCCAAGCCTAACGCTTTTGCCGCAGCACCGCCAATCGGTCTAGCTAGTTGTGGATTAATTTGCCCTAAACCAGCCTTACCTGACGACGGTCTTCCAACCGTATTAGCTAACTGTTTCTGTTGCTGCATTTGTTTGTACACTGATTCCGCTTGTCTATATCCCTGCCGATCTGGAAATTTTTGAAGGGCTGGCCCACTAGTAGATCTGTCTACTTTTTGCATCTGCGATTGTGTACGCATCGGGGCTGCTTTAGCACCTACCGATTTAAGCGCACTTGCTCCCATACCAGCCGCACCGCCGAACATCATTCGCTTTACTTTTGGTTTTGCTGTTGCCATCTCACACCATCCTTCCTCTAGTTACCATCACCGCGCTTAGACGCACTGACTACCTTGCCACCTTTTTTGAACGTAGAGGCAGTTGGCGCGGCAGGTTGCGCGGTTGCTTGAGGCTGCATGTTGAACGTCTGATTTACCCCTCCCGTACCTTCTGTTCCAGAAGTATTGGTAGGCTGTACGTTCGTGCCAAACGGATACGTTGGCTGCTGGGTAACGCCTCCGTCGTTATACCGTTTAGTCTTAGTCATATCAGCACTTCCCGCCATAAGCCATCTTCACTTGCTTGGCCTTAGTTTTGCCTCTAACAGCAACACCGTCAGCAGCTTTGTGACCAGCAGCCAGACCGCCGGAAGCCATTTTCTTGACCTTACCGCCGTAATTCATGCCCTTCATCTCGCCCGTCTCGTGCTTAATCATGGACTTAGGAGCGCCCTTCTTTTTCATGAAGCCGATCTCCTTCTTAACCATCGCCTTGGACTCTTTCATCTCACCGCCTCCTTTAAACTTCTTGCCTTTATCGGCTTCCATAAATTCTTTTCCCACGGACTGTGGAATCTTAGTTTTCTTTGCCGCGGCTGGATTTGTTGCCACCGCAGCCATGAGACGGTGTTGTTTAGCTGAGACGCTAGGCATTAGCAAATCTTCCCGCGAGTCTTACCGCGCTGTGCGATACCGTCTGCCCGCTTAGACGCAGATGAAACTGAGCCACCAGACGCGTACTTCTTTGCGCCTTCACCAAGCTTTTCTGTCTTACCTTTGCCGGGAAGTGGCTTTGCACTCTCGCCCATCTTCTCGGTCTTACCTTTACCGGGGAGGGGTTCAGCAGGCTTACCCATCATGCCCAAACCAAATTTAAGTAATGCCTCGCCTTTTTCGTCACGCTTACTGCGCTCATAAGCTTCAGATTCTTTCTTAAGCTCCATGTCTTTCCGCAGGTTCTCATATTCCCCCCGCAGATTGCGCTCAGCCGACTTCTGATCGGTGCCTTCATTCGTAGCCATTAGCAGACTCTCCCACGGGTTTTACCGCGCTGAGCAATACCATCAGCACGTTTGGATGCGGACGATACCGAACCGCCGGATGCGTACTTCTTAACTGCGCCACCGCTGCGCATACCAGACTTTTCGCGCTCTTTTTTAGCCTTCTCTTCTTGACGGCGTTTTTCTACCTGACGAGCACCTTCCGACATACGCTCCGCAGGAGTACGTGCAACGCTTTTACCTGCGCTTTCAACTGTACCTTTAATACGCTCTCCAAGAGATTGCGTGCCTTTAGCGTCAGAACTAACGCCCAAAATTTTGCCTAAGTCTTTCGTACCTTTAGGTTTATCTTTGTCAACCGGTTCGGTCAGCTTGGTTGGTTTATCTGTATCAAACGAGAAGGGCGATTTTGGTGCTGCCTGTGTGGTAGCAGCAGGTTCAGCTTTTTTAGGCTGTGCAGCAGGTGCGGCTTTTTTCGGTGCCTTTACACCCTTATCTAATAGTGACGCGGGTTTTCCAGCTTTTGGCTCAGCTTTTTCAAGATTAGGCTCAGATGTATCTGGCCCCGGACGAGTTTCGCCACCCTTCTTTTCCTCGGGCTTATTCATCATATAGTCGCTGATCTCGCGACGCTTTTCCTCTTTGGGCTCGGGCTTACTAAGGGTGGGCCCTTCAATATCTTTGGCGTCGTATTTAAGGCCACCTTTTTTATCCTTATCATCCCCCATGTACTTGTTGTACAAGTGATACCCAATAAGGCCAGCGCCTAAGCCAGTAAGCACGTCGCCACCACTGCCAAATTTTTTAACCTTGCGTTTCATACCTTATCCTTTGCGAAGAAGCTGATCAATCTTCTCTTCAAGTCTGTTAAAGCGTTGATCAATGTGGTCAGTAATGCGGTCAACTTCTGCGTTAGTGACGTTATCACGAGCTATCTCCTCACGAGTCTTGTTCAACAAGATCGTAATACGCGCAAGTTCAGTAAACTTTTCGTGCGCGACATAAGCAAAAAGACCAGTGAATAAAGTTAGACCACCAGTCCAAACGTAAGCCATATCCATGGTTAACACTTCCAAGCCCTAAGTGATTTATTGATTCGGCTGTTTGGGTCACTTGCTGTTTTGGACGACGTAAGCTTTTTCTTCATTCCTTCCATACGGGCACAGAATGATTTCTTACGGGGTCCACCCTCCGGCTGCGGCGCTTTGAGTCCCGGCTTACCCGGATTCGCTTTGTTATACGAAGCACGTCCCTTGGCATTCAAGCCACCCTTCTCAGACTTGCCCTCTTTGCGCTGCCATGCCGGAGTCTTAGCCATAGAACACCGTCGCAGTTACCGATGAGCCACACCCTACAAAGATACCGTTAGGGCAGTAAATACCTTCACCGGGGATCAAGATAGGCAGGGTCTACACAGGTAAACGTATCGTCGCCCGTCTTCGTAATCGTATACACGCCATCTCGCGCAGTGCCCGTCGTAAAGTCCAAGAACACGCGCTGCCCAGTAACAAAGCCGTGGTTCACTATCGTGACGGTAATTGTAGAACTAGGGTTTGTACGAGAATACGTACCAGACGATTGAACAGTTGGGTCGCAGATAGCAACATTCCTTGCGGACACCGTTGCACTTGTTACCGTAATAGATTTCAAGCGTGTAGGAATCTGAGTTACAAACAGTCCGGTGTTTGCGGCACGGGCGGATTTAACGTCAGTCTGCATCATGGCCTATTCCTATCCGTAAAAAATAGTCATAGTGACGTTAGTGGATGGCAGCAAAATAAACAAACCGCCTGTTGCAAGAATTCCCTCGCCCGGAATCAACGTATAAAACGAAGTGCCCGAAGAGCAGTCCAGTTCAACAAGGACTTTGGGGTACATCGTCACATTACCGCTGGTAGTCAGACTCGCCGTAGTTATAGTGAACGTATCTGTTGTTACATTCGCCACAACATAGCTGTCGTCTACTGCTGTACCGCTAGTAAAGTTAAGCCCAACTATGTCGCCGTTCGACAGCCCATGATTGGCAATAGTGATTGTGCAGGTCGTTGAACCCGGAATATTGTACGTTCCCGTCAACGCCCCCGCAGTATCTACCACACACGAATTGAAAGTTGTAGACGAAACGGGGGATATAACCACGCCTTTTAAACGTGTGCGATCAGCATACGCCAGCGATGAAGCTGTTGCATGGAACGACTTTACGTCGTATTGCATAGCCATATCGAACCCCTAATTAGACGTTCTGCTGACCAACCAGCGGATCGGCGACGAAGTAAGTGATGTAGCCACTTATGTTGCCACCGCCGCCGCTGTTATCGCGTGAAGTTACATACGCTAGTTCAGTCGTAGGTGTGCCAGTCACAGCAGAACCAATCGAAACAGTTGCCTTCGACGAGACAGTCAGAGCGTTTGCAATAGCTTCTGGGGTAGCAGTACCAGACGTGTAGCCGGTTGTGCCAAGGTCGATAGAGCCGGTGCCTGTATCCATAATGACTACAGAAGTCACAACAGCACCAGC